AGCTTGCCATTTTTCTATATCTTCTTTAGTTATTTTCTGTTCTGGTTTGCCTCTTTCTTTAGAGTCCACTGGTTTTTCTGCTGGTTTCTCACCTGGAGTAACCTCTTTAGTGTGATTAGCATAATCAGCACCTATCTCATATGACTCAGGTACATAACCATCTACCAATTTAGCGTCTTCTATTGTCATTGATTCTGGTACACAATTAGGCACTTGTTTACCACCTTTTTTCTTAAAACCTACTTGTTTATAACCTGTCCAACATGCTTCATCCATAGTGTTTTCACCATACATTTGTTTAAACTTCTTCGTATGAATTGATGGTTTAGTTTTAGCGTCTTTATCGCCTGGAGCTTCTTTGTTATCTTTATTCTTTTTAAAGAAATCTGCTCTTTTACTCTTTGTATCTTTTGATAAATCTTTATAGTATTTTTTAGGTTGTGTACCATCTTTTTTCTTAACATCTTTATCTTGTGGTTGAGCATCCAAGTCTTCTTCTATTTTGTCAACTGCTGTAAAGCCATAGTCAACGTTTGTATCGTATTCTCTCACGTCTACCTCTCTATCCGCTGGCATAGGAATACAATCCCATATCCATGCTTTGTGTAAATTGTTGTTATTATCTTCAAGTACAACATAATTTGTACCTCTTCTTTTTACTATTCCTTGTATGTCTTCTTTGACATAATTTATTTTATCGTTAATATTAAAGACCATTTCTCTAATATACAAATCTCTTATTTGTTTTTGTTCAAACTCGTTCATTGAAGCCACAGGTTTAGCACCTGATACATGAGCAAGACCACCATAACTGGCAGCCAATTTTTTACTTAAACCCATACCACTTCTTACAGAAACAAATAAATCTTCTAATTCTTTTTTACTTACACCTCTTGGTAATCCTTTTTTGAAACTATCAATGTCACCTTTTTCAGCAGCTGCTCTCATCTTACTTGCTGACATGCCTGTTGCTCCCTCAGCATCCGGATCTCTTTCACCGGCAGAGGCAACTTTAATACTTTTGAAGTCATAAAAACCGTGTCTGTTTTTTTGACCGTTATATTTTTTTAATATGTTTTCAAATTCTCTAACTCTATCACTACCAACAACCATAGTTATATCTGTATAACCTTTGTTGTGTAAACTTGTAGCCAAATCTAGTACCATGTTAGTAGGGTTTAGTTCTATGTTTCTAGCATGTTGTTTAAACAAAGATTTCATAAACTTTAATTTCTTACTAGGATCTAGTGGATTCTTTTTACTATCTTGTGATCTGCTTAAAAATATTTTGTAATCATTTGTAGGTATAGACTTAACTTTGTTTATAAGTTTTTCATGGCCTATAGTTGGTGGATTAAATCTACCAAATGTAAATGCTACTGACTTCTCTCTAGCCTCTGTCATTTGTTCAGGTAAACCAGCGTCTTGTACTGCTCTAGCAAATTGATGATAGTCTATACCAGCATGTTGAGCCGCCTTGTTCTTAGCGTCTTTCATACCTTGTCTTAAATATTTTAAATATAGTTGTACACCTGCTTTCATTTGAGGTGCTTTTATTGTTCTTCTAATTAAATCTGTCCACGCTGAAGCAAGACCACCTTCGTGTATTTCTAAATCGTCAATCTCTTTATCTGTTACAATACCATCTTCTAATATTTTCTTACAGTATTTGTAGAATTTTAAGTAATGATATTTTTCTAACATCTTGTAGATTACATTTTTAGGTAATCTGTTTTTAACACCATAATTTCTAATCTCATCTGGTGACATATCTTTATCAAAGGCTGCTCTTCTTTCAGTGTCAACACCATCACCTATTTTAATAATGGCTTCTAAACTATCTTCTATTTCATCTAATTTATCTTTAATCTTTTCTTGTAAGTTTAACACATCATCTGGTGTTAACTCTTTTAATTCTTTGTAATCTATTATATCTCTTTTTAGTTCACCCTTTACAACATCTAACGCTTGTACTTTTCTGTCAAACTCTTTTACATACATACTAGGATCAAATACAAAATCATCTGGTCGTTTTACAAAACTATTGTTTTCTATATCAAACACAGCGTCTGCTTTTTTATTCTGATCATCATAAGTTTCCTGATCTGTAATAAAATAATAGTTAATAGGATGGTTTGTACCAGGTATTAATTTACCTTGTATCTTATCTGGATTTTTAGCAGACAAATACTTTTGAGAAAGTCTAACTCTTTCTGCCTCTCGTTTTTCTTCAGGCACATCAAATAATACATTAAGGTCAAGGTCAGCGTCATTTCTATATCTCTTTGTTAAGATAGAACCAATCAAAGATACTTTTAAAACTGGATATTCAGACTCAAATTCTTTTACTTCATCATCAATAAGTTGTTTAACACTAGGCTTGATCTTAGGATCTTTTGTATCTGCCTCATCAAACACACCTGGAGCATAAGTTCTTCTAGGAATATCTATGATACTTTCTAATAAGTATTGTTTAAATCTCATCTTTTCTTTAACTCTAATTCTTTCTTTATCCAACTCATGGCTATACCATTTTGTGGTTTACTTCTTAATTTACCTCTAATAAATCTGTCAGCATCCCTTAATGTTTTAGTTACTAATTCTTTTTCACTTGAATTGTTATCTAAAATCATCATCTTCATAGGACTAAAAATTCTTTGAAACTGACCTATGTTTGCTTGTACACCATTCCAACTTTTTTGTACAATGTATTCTGGTATTGATCTTGGTCTGTTTCTATTTCTTTCTAAAGCAATATCTAAACTTGTGTTTACAAATACCATGTAACAATCATAACCAATTTGTCTTAACATACCAACTTGTCTTTGTACTAATGGTAAATCTCTGCCTGTAGCGTCTATAATAAGACCTAATCTGCCTTGTACATATTGATCTAACTGATTACCAGTGGTTGTTTTTGCTCTTTGTCTAATTATATTTCTAAAGTATTCTTCTTCATCTGGCATTTTTATTGAAAGATTAGCTTTTCTTAAACCTTTTTCAAAAGCATTATCAGAGTTTACTAATTTTAAACCTGAACCAGCAAATGCTGTTTGTGTTACAAATGTTTTACCTGAACCTGGACCACCTGCTAAAAAGAAAGCTTTGAATATACCTGGATCATAGACACCCTCATTAATATATTGTCTTATTTCATCTAAAGTTTTTTTCATTATCCTTTTACCCAATCTTTATCTGCTGTAAAGTTTGCTCTACTAAATTCTAATCTATCTACTAACTTAACAGCACCAGCACCTCTATCAACTGCCACAAATCCTTCTGGTGCCGTTACTTTATATCCTGTAGATGTTCTTAAAAAATGACCTATACTTTGTATCTCACTTAACTTACCTACTAAAAAGTTTTTAGCATTTTGTAAAGTTACATGAGAAGCAATAGCCATTGTCAATGCTTGTTTATTCTTATCTATAAATTTTAAATTTGTTTCTAATATGTCTTTGTACTTTTGTTTACCACTATCGGTCTTTCTGGCATTTATTTCAGTGGTTACTGTATTCTCGTAGTAATCTCTAAACATATCCACCAAAGTTCTAACTTTAGCCATATTACCTTGTGTGTTTCTAATATAGTAATTAAAAAATGTTTTAAGTCTAAAACCTACTGATAGTGGATCAGTTTTTGCCATGGTGTCTAACATAGGTCCTGCTTTTGATAATGATCCTTCGGCCATTCTTAACTTGGCATTAAAGGAAGATAACTCCGATTTAGTTAATTTAGCCGAGCCGCTCACATCTCTGTAAGCAGCGTCAGCTAAAAACACGGAAGATATCCCGGATTTACCGGAAACTGTACCAAAGCCTGCTCTTAAATCTTTCATCTTTTTACCTGAATAAGAAGTATGAAATACAATACCCATTCTTGCTCTCTTTATTCTTTTACCAATAGAGGAGTTATTAGGTACAGCATATGTGATTGTATTAGGTGTAAACGTTATCATGTTTTCACCATCTATACTAGCAGACTTTAAATCTGATTTTGAAAATAAGAAATCACCTTGTAGAATACCAGTAATATTAAGTTTAGCAAGTTCTCTTAATGCTATCTTTAATTTATTACCTAGTTCACCACCATGGTTTTTACTTATATCACTTGTTGTATAATTGATTTTTGGATTGACGTTGAATACTGATTTTGTACCAACAAAGAATTTGCCATTTTCTGGATTGACACCACCAATTATAGCAGGGGCACCGTCCCATTTGACGGTCATATTTACTTTCTTACCAGATGAACCGGCAAGCATATTTCTTATTGACTTTAGGAAGTTAATAGCATTCTGACCACCCTTTGAACCACGATTTATTATATCGTCTTCAACATGTTCTAAATGTGTATTCTTTTCCTTTGTTGTAAATCCTTTAAAACTAAACATTTTTCTCTCATTTTTCCCATAACTATAACCACCTTTTCCATATAAATCAACTGTTTAGTTATATTTATACCTT